AGCTTGAGAATAAAGGCGGCGGACGCAGAGGTTTCTGTGAGACGATTGCTGGACTTGCGTGTCTTGCTCCTAAAGCACACGGAAAAATAAACTAATTGTTTGTTCATTATTTGGGGGAGGTCTGCGTGGCGGGCCTCTCCCTTATCTCTTTAAATATTAAGCATGGCAAATTTACTCATACCAAAGTGGAAAGAAGGAAACGGATCTCAGTTTATGAAAAACTTGGATCGTTATTTGCGTTACGAAGTTGACCTTGAAGAACACGAATCCGTCATGCGGGAAAAAATGGCTATGAGAGAAAACGAAGCAATGGGAGTCGCTAAGACCGATGGGCTTGGACAGCTCAAGGCAAGTATCCCGGCACGCGAATACTTCCGCTGGCATCAAAAAGAACGAGGATGCTGGGGAGATAAATCATTTATCAAAGGGTTCTTATCAAAAAACCCATCATTTAAATCCAAGACACTTACCACACCTAGTTTTAACTCTAAGAGTTTCGCATGAGGCAAGTACCCGTAAGCACACTACTTACCAACCTCAAACACATGGTTGGAGTGGATAGCCTTCTTGCACAAGAAGAAGGTGCGGCAGTACGGAGTTTTAATCGCTACGGCAGACTAGCGTGGGAACGGGCAAGATGGCCCGACACCATACGCCTGGAACCCAAGTTGCCCGACATCCAGGTACGATCAATCAATGTAACCAATGGTGGGAATGGGTACACAAGCGCACCAACCGTAACAGTTAGCGGGAGTGCCACAGCCACCGCTACCATCAATGCCGATGGACAGGTAAATGGAGTCGCGGTAACAGGCAATGGAACAGGATACCTGGAAGCACCAACCATTACATTTAGTGGCGGGGGAGGCTCAGGAGCCGAAGCAAAAGCAACGGTAATGGGAATCCTTGATTACGGATCAAGTATTGGCGAGATCCTCCGGGTCACAGAGAAAGACCCATACTCATCGGGTAGTCCGATTGAAGTTCCTTATCGGATAGAATATTCATCTGTAAGTTACGGAAATATTGTATTCATAAATCGTGCAAGTACAGCACCCGTCTATATATTATATCGCGCACCATTCATGGACTATGTGTCGAGCGATACGGACTTTCCGTACATATTCTCAGAATATGTCGTTACAGGAGCGTACTCCGATTACCTAACCGCAGACGGACAACTCGATAAAAGTATGGCTATCCAACAACAAGCCGAAGGTATTTTACTTGCTGAACTTGATAAACTCGAACGCCAGCAAGGCCAACAACAACACATACAATTTACAACCTACGGATCAACGATCCAAACACATTATTAATTATGGCAAACGAATATAGAGGAGTAGGGCTAAACGGAGGAAAGTTTATATCCGACACAGCATCTCACACAGGACGCTGGTTTAGTATCGTAGCAATGGAAGACACAACCATTACGAGCATAAGTGGAAATATCGAAGGTATATCCGATCTTACTGCGGGTGGATCTTCCCCACTTACCCTTAGCACAAACACCGCACTTTACGGTGCGTTCGATGAAATCACTTTAGCGACAGGGAGCGTCATTGCGTACAATCGTTAGATGCTCACGCATGATCTAAATGTTACTGCGGGACGACCGCACACACCAAGTGGTATACCTGTCCCTGATGGCGGACCCGTAATCGATGGTGTCATCCAATCCGAGGCGGAAGACTTTTTACAAGTAGAAGCGGGGCAATTTTTAGCATTCGATTAAGAGGAAATAAATTATGGCAAATAAGAAAATAAGTGCATTGACCGCCCTGGGGACAACCCCCGCAGTAGGCGATATTTTGCCCATCACCGATGTATCAGATACAACCGGATCGGCACAGGGAACCACTAAGAGGGTAACCGTATCTAACTTAATGGGACAAGCTCCCGTACAAAGCGTTGCTGGACGAACAGGTGCGGTAGCTATTGCAAACACCGATGTGAGTGGTTTAGGAACAGCAGCTACTTCAGCAAGCACAGACTTTAGTCCAGCTTTCTTTAGTACTGTAGCAGAGACGACAACTGCTCGTACACTTAGCGACAGCGATAACGGAAAAGTTATTGTTTGTAGTAACGCAAGCCCTACTATCGTAACAATTCCTAACGGTTTAACCACAGGCTTTAGTTGTACAGTAGTTCAAAGTAATACAGCTACTGTTTCAGTCGTTGGTTCGGGAGGAGCTAGTGTGGTAGGATACGATGGGAACACAGCCACCGCTGGTCAATATGCGGCGTTAAATGTAATCCCCACAGGAGCTAACTCTTATGTTATTGAAGGTGACGCAGCTTCTCCTCCGTTTGTAAATAATTACTCACTAGCACTTGACGGGATTGACGACCATGCAACGCTTGGCTCTAACTTCACTTCGATAACAGGTAGTAAAAGTATTACAGGATGGTTTCGCTTTGATGACACTTCTCAGAACGGAGTTACCACTACAACAGCAAATCAGTTTGGTTGGTTATTTTGGGCTAGTAATACTATGTACTTTAGAACGGGAGCGGGTACTCAAATTTTCACCATCCCCGCTGTATCGACAGGTACTTGGTATCACTTTGCTATCACAGGTGACGGCACAACTTTAAAACTCTACATTGATGGCACTCAACAGGGTGGAGATAAAACTGACGGTAGTTGGTCTATCGGTACATTTCTTAGAGGAACATCCACAGCTTATTACTTTGATGGCGATGTAGACGAGATAGGTCTTTGGACAGGCACGGAACTATCCGCTTCTGATGTTTTAGCCATAGCTAATACAGGAGCTGGTTCAGGTTCTAAAGCCTTAGATTTAGATGCTTACACAGGTTTAACACATTGGTGGAGATTCGGGGACGGAGATACAGGAACTACCGTTACCGACAACAAAGGAAGTAATAACCTAACCTTAGTCAACGGTCCTACATTTATCACCCAAGTTCCTTAATATTATGAATTATGTAATCGTACCCGCCTCTGAATTATCTTCTGTTGATTTTAGTGAAGTAGCAGAAAGTAGCGAATCCACACTTAGATACTCATTGGATAACAGTAAGTTTATCGTTAAATACCAAGGCGACCAACCTAGCTCTATAAGCGGTAAGACTGAGTACACACACTCCGAGATACTTACTATCATAGCGAGTGACGAGTGGACTCCTAGCGAGTAAGATGCCACCCAAGCAGTCAGAGGGCTTGTCGGAATCATCATCCGCACGAGTCAATGTGCAGTTCGCCATAAAGATCATCGTAGGCGTGGCTACTGCGGTGTGGTGCTGGTCTGAACTTACAAACCGCATGGCGGCGATGGAACTCCAGGTCAGCCGAGTATCTCACGAGTCCACACTTCTTGGCGATCTATCAGCCCGTATGATGCACCTGGAGAAGTTTGCGGAACAAGCAAAAGATGATCTTGATCATTTAGTGGAGATGCAAGACTCTCCAATCACTTCTGACTATCAGCAGTTTGAGCGATTAAAATACTTAGAGAAAGAAGTGGACCGCTTGAGGTTCAAGATCGATTGGTGAGATGGGCGAAATACTTCTTATGTTACTTACGGGTGGGGGTAGTACGGCTCTTGGTGCTATGCTCAAAGGTGGCTTTGGAATGTTATTTGAGGGTCGCCGTCAAAAGCATGAACTTGAAGTTGCCCGCGAAAGTCGAGCCAATGAAAACTTTCTTAAGCTCCAAGCTGAATTGGCTAAAGGAGGTAATAATGAGTTCCGGGATTTTTCTCGTAGAATTATTGCTTTTATCGGTATTGGTACTTTGTGTGTCTGCATCTTGCTCTGCACCTTATTCCCTCAAGCAGAGTTCTTATCGATCACCAACGCACATGGAGAAGGCAGGACAGAACTGCTGTTCGGCATCATCTCCTGGCCCGCCAGCCAAGACCCAATCACGCTATCGAGCGGACACCTGGCATACATGGGGCAAACGGCCCTTATGGGAATCCTCGGCTTTTATTTCGGGCCATCGCCTCACAGAAGATAAATGAATATGATTGATCGAGTATCAGTAGCGGGGATGAGTGGTACAGCCGCCACCTTCGGTTTATCCACGCTAGATTCATTCCTTGGCATCGCAGTAGGGGCGGTGACTCTGGTGTATATGTCGATCAAGCTGTACCAGGAATTGCGCAAGAAGTAGATGAGCAGATACCGCAGTTACGGCAAACTAGACGATCCATTCGTTTCTGAGGGGGATGTATTCTTCCAACGGATGAACAGTCGTTTGCGTCCGAACCAGCTACAGGCTGGTGAGGTAGCATTGTCGCAAAATGGGAGAATGGATAAGGATGGTGGTTGGCAACCACGCAAGGGATTAAAGACTTTTGCGGGTGCGATTACCATCGATGCGGATGCTGTGCGATTACCATTTCCAATTCTTTCTGCGGAAAGAGCGAGCAATGTAGTAACTTTGGTTCTAGCAGACACTCCAAATAATGCTTTTCTTCCGGGCGAGAATATTACCATAGATGGCATTCCTTTTACGGGAGATACACCCAATGGAACAATCGCACTAGCGACAGTTAATTATGCGAACAAGCTGGTAACTTATTCATCGAGTGGAGCTGACGAGGTGTTTACTATTACAGCGAGTGATGAGCCATTAGTCTCCCCCGGTAATTCGATTGTTACAAGATTTACATTCCGTGGCGGTGACCCAGCAGACCTTGAAAACTATTATTTTACTATCAATGATGAGGGAGCTAATGAGGTTTACGGGGCAACTGCATACACCTTAGTTGGTGATAGGCAGATTGAGTCTTACATTTTTACAGCTACTAATAATGTCTGCCAAATAATTCGGCTACGGGACAGAACCCAGTACAATGTTCGATACCCCGCGAGTAACGAGATAAATGCTAGGTGCGAATTGGTACAGGCATTCGACAAGATATTTATTTTCCGTGGGGATAAGACTACCATGTTTATGGAACCCGCCCTGACCACTATAGATGTGACGGGTGCATCCAGATTCAACCAAACAATTACAATTACCGCAGTTGCACACGGACGGGTCGTTGATGATTTTGTGACCATTGCGGGACTTAGTAGTTGGTCAGCAGATGGACAGGGTGATCCCAATGGAGTGTATGAAGTTAAGTCTGTTCCCGATGTAGATACTTTTACAGTTACCTTTGTTAACACAGGTGGGGCATCTCACACCTATTCAACTAGTGCCGCTCGCATTGAATACTTTAATGACTTTCAGTTGGTTGACTCAGGAGACTACAGTTACCCCGATCATATAACAGACAGTAGTGTGGAGGTGGATGACGCTGGATTAATTACCTTCAATGAGACTGCACATGGATTTGTGGTGGGAGATGAGCTAGAAATAGTAAAAGCCGACTCTCCATTGGATGGATTTGTCGGGGATAAGATTAGAGTATCATCGGTCGTTGATGCAGATAATTTTAAGTTCGTACTTATGGCAACCGAGCCTGTTTTGGATAGCGATAATAAGTCTATCCGACTAGCAAAGAAGCGTGTGATTAGTCACCTCATCCACATGCCCGCATCTCCATTTGCCGTGCTAAACCAACAGCGATTATGGATGCCGTATTTCTTCACCAGCGATACTACACCCACTCGCCGAAAGTTTACAGACGAGTTAATCGCAACTGACATTCTCGACTATAATACCGTGGACCCAATCGGGCAGAACTTTCGCATAGCTAGTGGAGGGGACGATTTTATCGTAGGCATCGAACCATTTACGGAAGATAAGATTCTGATCTTTTGCAGAAAGTCTATTTTTGCTTTAGCGGGGACAAGTGGATCGCTTGCCGATTGCACACTTACTACAGTCACCCCTGAGCTTGGATGTGCCGCACGAAGAACAATTATCCAGGTGGGTAACAAGGTTTACTTTCTAAGCGACAATGGGGTTTATGGTTTGGAATATTTAGATGAGTACAACTTGCGGGGATTAGAACTACCCTTATCCGAAGCGATTAATCCAATCATCTCGCGGATCAATACCGATTCAATCGACAAAGCTGTTGGTCGTTACCATGACAACCGACTTTGGTTCGCAATCCCTGTGGATGGAGCAAGGGAGAATAATATGCTTATCGTTTACAACCTTCTTAACCAAGGGTGGGAGAGTGCAGACCAAGTAAATAGTTTAGACTTTAATATTCGCGACATGATTGTGGCCCAAGAGGGTGCAAAGAATAAAATCTACATCACCACAGCCGAGGGCGGAGTGCATGAGGTTGATGGTTTTGACGGAGGTGATCAAATATCTGTATCGGCTGGGGTAAGCATCCCGGAGACTCTCGATGTAAACAGCAAGCTCGTATCCCGCGAGTACGATGCCGATACCATAGACCGCAAAAACTTTGCCCGTGCCGAGCTACACATCAAGTCCGCAGAAGGTCTAGTAAGTAATGCAGATATATCATTTACCACTACCGATCCCGATGGGTCTAGGGGTAGTACAAGTATACGCGATTTACTCACCCCCAATGCCGACCTACCAGCGGGCGAGGATGCGAGTCTAAGGACTCGCATACGACTACGCGGATTTGGATGTACTACAACGATAACACCCACAGAAGGTCGCCCAATTGTACGAGCTATTAAACTCGATGCACGGATTACAGACCGCTCAACCACTTCAACCACTTAAACAAAATGGCTATATTAAATAATCCCGAAGACTTTATATCTGGCGAAAATGTAACTGCCGCCAAGCTCAACAACTTGGTGGATGGTGCAACCTTCTTAGGTGGTGCTGGAGAAGCAACTGACGGCTCAACCCTCGAAGTAAATGATGGTGTGGGTGGGGATGGTTCCCTCCGTGTAAAAGACCTAGGCATCACTACCGCCAAGCTTGCAGATGGTGCGGTAAGCGAGCAGAAGATTGCAGATAGTGCTGTAACGAGTGGTAAGATTGCAGACGGAGCAATCATAGCATCGAAGATCGCACCAAGTGCCGCATCCGCCATTATGCCACCCGGTGGATTAATTCCTTATGCTGGCGCAACAGTACCAAGCGGATGGTTACTCTGCGATGGCGGTACGATTGGAGATGTAGGATCAGGGGCAGATAGTACGGGTGCAGATTACGAAACCCTATTTGATCTAATCAAAACCCTGTATGGCAATACGGGGACAAAAGTTTTTGCTAGTGGAGATACAGTATTACTCCCCGACCTTCGAGGACGAGTCATTGCGGGTCAGGACGATATGGGAGGTTCTTCTGCTAACCGTTTAACAGGACTTTCGGGTGGTATAAATGGAGATGTATTAGGTCAAACAGGAGGTTTACAATCACACCTCCTCACAGCCGCACAATCGGGACTACCTGAACATACGCACGGAGGTACAAGAGATTCCATTTCTGCTGACCCTGCGGGGTCACTCAATAGACAAATAAGAGGTGGCTCTACCGGCGGAGTAACTGGTGGAGCAAAACCCGCATCCTCCGCCCACAACAATGTCCAGCCCACCATCATTTTAAATTACATTATAAAATACTAAGATGGGCAAACTTCGCACAGACCTAATCCGCAAACTCAAGGGACTCGCTCCTTTCGAGCAAATCATGGGACTCTATGAAGACCCAGCGGATTTTAATGCAGACCTAAATAGCTACCTAATCGGTGGAGTAGTCATATCCACGCCCACCATGTTTGCTATGGGTAAACCAATTAATTCAACTATCGATCCAAGCGGGCAATGGTATGCAGAAAAGCCCGATGCTTGGTATGTTCGATGGTTTGCGGGGGAGGGTGCATTACAAGCAATTATGGATACCGTTGAACCACTCGAAAAAGTAATGTTTAGCCGTGTAAAACAGGGTAAAGAAAAACTTATTAAAACCTATCAATGGAAAAAACTTTATAACCTAGCAAGTAGGAGAAAATAACTATGGGAAGCACAACAGTAGAAGCACCACCACCAAGAGACTATGGAAAAGAGACTAGAGATACTCTTGCAAGTCAGATTAATCTAGCTCCCCAGCTTTATGCGAGCGAAGCAAAGTATCGTCCACAGTACGCAAACCTTGAACGAGGCATACAGTTAGAGCAACTTGGGCTTGATCCAAACATGGGTCTGCTCGATGCGTTCCGACAAATTAGTGCCGCTCAAAAAGGCATCCAGCGAGACTCCACACAGGCAGATATAGACATGATTCGGGAGTTGGGTCCCGAACTTGCCGCCGCCCAACGAGCCGCCGATCCCGAAGCCGATGCACTCCGCCAAGCAATCATGGCAGATGCCATCGAAGGCATGGAAGCAGAAGGCGGAATGACCGAGGACGAGTCAAGAATGGTTGACCAACGAGTTTTGGAAGGAGCCGCAAGCCGTGGTATGGGTGATCAAAAATCCACACTACTCGCACAAATAAGTGGGCAACTCCAGGGCGACCGAGCAGTAGACCAACAACGCCTACAAAATGCCGGAGTCGCGTATGGTATGGGCAACTTCGACCCACTACTCGCACTTACGGGCAGAACGGGCAACTCGCCAATGATGGCCCAACAAGGATTTGGCGGAGCTGGATTTTCACTCGACTCATCACCCGCAATCTTTAACCCCGAATCCGCGTATGCTGGTAGTCTTAATACTCAGAACTACCAAGGCGAGATGGATGCGCGTACCGCAACTGCCGCCAATCGTGCTGGCATGATGCAAGGACTAATGAGTATGGGCGGTAGCATCATTGGTGGTGGCGTGGGCGAAGGCGGATTATTTAATTTTAGCTAGGAAATAAACATTATGGCAAGACGACCTTTTTACGGACAAGGGGGAGCGATCCCCATCGCAAAGATGAATATGCAAGCCGCCACCGCGCCGGGGCGCGCCTACGCTCAGATGGGCAAGGACTTTGGCGATAAGATCGGTAGTGCGATAAAGCAGTACGGGCTTAATAAGGTGAAGCGGGCCAAGCTTACAGATAAAATAGAGAGTCGCTTACGACTAAACCCTAGTCTTGCTCAACGCTTAATAATGACGGGCGATGAGGGGTATGATAAAAAAAATACAACCTACATGGAAAAACTTTCACAAGGTGAACTTGGGTTAAAGGGTTTGGAAAGTTTAGATAGTGCGATGGCAACGATCAATGAACTTGATATACAGAAGCAACAAGAACAAACAGCCGCTCTTAATAATAAATTACTCGAAGAGAAACTAGTTACGAGTGTAAATGCAAGGGGTGCAATTGACGAATTAAATAAGCAAAAGAAAGCCGAAAAGAATAGAATAGAAAACACTTATAATGCATACGGTAGGCAACTTGATGATTTACAAAAAAAGATTTCTAACGGAGAGAAGTATGAAAATTTATCTGTACAGGATCGATTGATATTAGGAAACTCTGCGGGTATAACTAATAGGACTATAGACCTAGAGGATTTAATTTATGACCCAACAAAACAGTTGGATTTCATGACTGCGCAACAAGAGTTTGAAAACTTAAAAAAACAGGGTGAAAAAACTGATAAAGAAATAAAGATGGGTGAGCTAGAGTTAGGAGAAAAGGAAACAGAGATTGCAAGGACTCCTGACTTTACTGATCGCAACTCTGCACTAGCGTCTACTTCAGATTTACCGGAAGGCGTGAGCGCAGATATTAAGAAATTTAAGGATGGATTCAATGTTGAGTACAAATACAAAGCTAAAGAATTTACAGATATTCCATCCGTGCCAGGGTATCCTAATTATAAAAAGGTTGGAGGGTTCTTATATGAAGCAGACCCAAAAACAAAGACATTAAGAAAATTAGATCCTGAAGATTTTGGAGAAAAGTCTAAATTACTACAAAATGCAATTAAGACATTAACAACTAAAGATGTAGAACAGTATGGCTTAGCAAAATTCAGAGGAGTACGAAACGATGACGGGGATTACGATTTCGAAGATCCAGCTTCAGGTGAAACGATTACGATTCCATTTAATCAAGACCTTGAAAGTAGATTAATTTATTTAGACGAATTACATAATAAACTTAAAACACAAATCGATTTAGACCTTACCATACCATGAGTGTTATTAGCGTACTAACTGATAACGGAGTAAGAAAAGTCCGTATAGTAGGCGATCAACCAACGCCCGAAGAAATCGAGATAATGCGTAATGAGTTCTCTGATATGGGTGGTACACAAACAATACCTGTGCCACCTTCATTACCACAAGAAGCACAGGAGGGCATACAGGTACAGCAAGCACAGGCAGACATACCTACCATAAGTGCAGATCCATTATCACCACAGGAAAGAGAACAAGCAAAACAACAGGCTCGTCAACGAGCCACGGCAATGGATGACCCAGGTATGGGTACAGTTGCAACTAAACTTGTACGACCTAGATTCTCCGGCGAGAAACCATCCCAAGGTGAGGTGGTAATTGGAAAAGGCATGGGCCGGGCAGTAGGTTCGCTTGCTGGAGTTGCGTCAGCAGTAGCTGGGGATGACGAAACTGCAAAAAAAATAGATCAAAATATTGCAAACATTCCATATGAGGAAGGCATACCTGGACTAGCAGAAGGAGTTATGCAATTTATGACACTTGCTAGTCCGGTAACACAGGTAATGAAAGCAAAAGGTGTTGGTGCGATGACACAAACTGTAACTGCATCTGGAGTATCAGGTGGTCTTGGATTTAGTGGGCAACAAGAAAGACTGTCCGATCTTGTGAAGGAGTTTCCAGCAATCGCAAACCCTGTGACTGACTTTCTCGCATCTGATGTAGATGATTCTTTTGCAGTTGGTAGGCTAAAGAATGCACTAGAGTTTGCCGGGCTTGATGTTGCGGTAATGCTACCATTTGTAAAAAATCTAAGACAGACTCGCGGACAAGCACGAAACACAAAACCAAATGGTGAGGTTGAACTTGCGCAGAAACTTGACCAAGCGGTTCCTAGGCGAAACCCTAACGCGGTTGTTAGACCTCCAAGAAGTGATGGGCAGATTCAAGTAGCTCATGCGGGGCAAATTCAATTACCCGACAAAGTTGTAGAGGTAGTTACGAAACCATTTGGAGCTACACTTAAAGGCATCAATGCAGTTGCACAAAAGACGGGTGTTTTAAGTGATAAAGCAATTCGTCCTATCAGTTCAATGATCGAGGAACTTAGCCCACGGATGTTGAATAAATTATATGAGTTTGAGTTAGATCAAAATATGCTTGCTGGCAACTATATGAATAAGGCAACTCCATTCATGAAGTCATTTAGGCAAATGAAATCAGTAGATAAAAAACTTTTATCTAAGCACGCATTGAATAGTGATATGCCGGAGGTATATAGGGTAATACAAAGATATAACTCAAAACTACCTGGTATGAAGCGTGAATTTGATGATCTACTTACAATATTTGATGACATTCATAAATTAGCAAATGATAATGGCATAGATGTACCTTATCGGAAAAATTACTTACCACGCATAATGAAAGATTATGATGGGTATCGAAAGCACATTGGAGTAGATGCAAAATCTGAAATAGATAAAGCCATTAACCAAGCGTACTTAGATAAAAATAAAGTTTCTAAAGGTGGCGCATTACCTTCTAGTCCAAAGCAACTTACACAATTTGAAGAGCGCGAAGCGATAAGGAAATACCTAGAAGGAACTAAGTACACAGGAGATGGAACGCCAGGCTTCATGAAGAATCGTGTCATCGATAAAATTGATGATGACATACTTCCATTCTACGGCGGACTTGAGGAAAATATACAAAACTATATAAACAATGTAACCTATCGGGTTGCTAAAAATAGGTTTACCGGAAAGGTGGATAAGTTTGAAGGTTACACGGAACTTTTATCTAAGTTAAATCAACGAGGTAAGATTACAGATACTGATGCTATAAAAGTAAATGAACTAATTGATGCTAGGTTAAGTGGTGGAGAGCAGTCCATAGGGCAAGTCGCACAACTTTATAGGGATGGTATGTACCTTACGAGTATAGGTAACCCCATATCTACAATCACTCAAGCATCTGAGTTTTTTCTCAACGCATACAGGAATGGAACCTTCAATACATTAACGACTACATCAAAAACTATTAAGCGATCAGGGATTAAAGTTAGTGATCTAGGGCTTGATGATATTGCAAAAGAGTTCTCCGATCCCCTATCCCAATCACAAAAAGGTAAGTTTGGGGTTGCTAAAGAAGTTACTAATAAACTTTTAAGAAAGACACTTGGGGTAGTACAGTTCAAACGAATGGATGAACTAATGAAAGAGTCCAACCTCAATGGTGCGTTTTTAAAAGCTCGCAAGAAAGTTGCTAATGTTAGGTCTAAAGAGTACCAAGATTTTGCAAAGGAAGTAGCAGAATACTATGGGCCAGAGACGAAGAAATTCCTTAATGCCTTAAAGCGGGGGGACTCAAATGATCCTAATGTTAAAACATATTTGTTCGCACAACTTGCGAAAACCCAACCCATATCACTATCGGAATACTCAGAGTTTTATCTAAAAAATCCTAGTGCTAGACCCGCATACTTTCTTAAAAGTTTTGCACTTAAACAACTTGAAACTACCCGAAGAGATGTGACTAGAAAACTTGCAAGCGGAAATGCAAATGAAATCCGTGATGGCATGAGACAAGGTGTACGATTATCTGTTCTGTTTGGTGGTGGAATGACTGCAAATAACTTATTTAAAGATTACTTATTAGATAGAGATGATAAGCCTGGTATGGTAGGTGATCAAACCCCCAAGCAAGAAAATGTTGCGAATGCGGCGGCGGATGCAATCCTTACATTATTTGGGTTAAGTAGATACACAACCAGGAGGTTAATCAATGACACATACTATGGTGCAATAGATTTATTTATGCCACCAAAGTTATCTGAGTTAATTGAGGTTGGTATTGAAGCACCACTAAGTGGAGATCTTGATCGGTCAAAAAGAATTATAGAAAAAAATATACCCATAGGTGGTAAAATATACAGCCAGCACTTTGGCTATGGCGCAGACTATAAACGCAAGAAGCGCATCAAGGAATACAAAGCAAAGAAGCGAGCAATAGAGAACATTGGGAAGATGCCAAGCATACCGAATATCCCAGATTTAGAGTTAGAGTAATTGACAAAACTCAACGAGCCAAGTAGCGTGAAATTTGTGTAGTTTTCATCGACTACCTTTTGTATTAAGCGGGGGAAACCCCGCTTTTTTTTGCACTTTTTTTTGTTAATAGTTGACACAAAGAAACAAATTCATTTTGGTGCGGTTATCGATTTTTAATCGTTGGTTGGCGCCGGGAAACTTTTAAAGTGGAGCAGTAGACAATCAATCTTTTGGGAATCGTGATAGAATTAACCCGCACAAATCATGAACATATTGACCGAAACAACTACTTACGATACCAACCCACGGATGCATTCAACGAATATATCCCCAATTCGTGCCGTGTTACCTAACGGCGATAAGTTAATAACGAGATCGTTTGCTACTATATCAAACGAGATGGCCAAGCCCTTATGGCCGAATATCAAGGATTTCCTATGGACCTACGAGACATCGCGTCTCAGTTCCGCGAATCCTCGCGATGATACCAAGAGAAAGAATGTCGTCTCGATGAGGCGCATTCTTAGTCGGGCGGGTATCGATGTTGAGAAATGCGATATCCGCCATTTCGCGGGTAGCGTGGGTAACCGATGTATTCCTGAGTGGTATATATGTAATTACAATACCCACGATGTGCGATTAGCTCGTAGTATATTCTCCAAGCGATGGATTATGTTCTATCGTTCGCAGAATATTGACTACCGCCCATTCGCGAATTGGAACCTTCCATTAGCGGGTCCAAAGGCAGATCAATTTAATCCTGGCTACGGTGAGGAGGAACGCATTAACCAGCGTTGCAAATTGCTCAAGGGTACTGACACTAATATGTACCTTATGTACGCATTAGCGTACGGACTTGGACTCCGTAGCTCGGAGATCAAGCGTGCTAAGTGGGAAGACTTAGTATTGGATGGCGTGGGTAATCGCGTAATAGTTATCCATAACCCGAAGAGTGGGGGTAAGATTCAATACCGCCCAAGCGATCCAGCATGGTGGGATGAGATTATATCTTATAAAACATCGGACGATGGTTTAATAGTTCCTGTCCAGGAGGATAACATCACTCGTTACTTCCCTCAATTCTTGAGGCGTGAGTGCGGGATCAAGGATAAGAATCCCGTCCATCGGTTGAGGAAGTTTTGTGGCCATCGCGTCATGCAAGGTAATGATATATTTGCCGCATCGCGTGTTCTTGGACACTCAAGCGTGGAGATGACGAGTAAGATATACTCAGGTAATCCCACCATCGCACCTAGCTTCTAAGCTAAGAGCAAACCCTTACAATTTCACCGAATTAGTTTAGCTTACAAAGCTACAAATGAACACTTATGACTACTACAATTAATAATAAAGGAGCGACATTCATCCATCGGGACGGAAGTACAGACATAGAAATCTACGCAGTAGCACCCGTGGTACTACCGATCAGCGAGGTAATCGAAGACCTTATTGGTCTACTTTCAAACGAACAGGCAACTGAAGTCCTTCAACGCCTTCCAGGGCTTTCAATGCACCGTTCAGAACATGCTCGAACACCTGAGCTTGCATGAGTCCTGTTTCACCAGCGATCTCTTTCACTCGTTCACGGACATACTTGGAATATCTGATGTTCACAGGTTGGGTAAGGTTTTCTTTTTTTGGCATAGTGCCAACACATAAACACACAAAAAACACATAACACAAGGAGAAAAATACAATGGGATTCTTAGACGGAATTACAGAAATTAAATCAAACGCAGATTCGGGTGGGGCTTACATGAAGCTACAACCTGGAGCTAATCAGTTCCGAATTGTCGGGAGTGGAGACGATGGAGGATTCATCCAAGGTATGCTTGGTTGGTCTGAAAACGCAGAGGGTAAACGCCAGCCACATCGTTGGAGAATAGATGCAGATGCACCACGAACATTCGAGGATAGGCCAAAGGAGTTCTTTGCTATGTTGGTATGGAATTACAAGGAGTCGAAGATTCAAATCTTGGAACTTACACAGGCTGGACTCAAGGGTGAGTTAATGGCATTGGCCAACGACAAGGAAGATTGGGGCGACCCGCGCAAGTTTGACCTTACGATCACGAAGAGTGGTGAGAAGTTGGATACTCGTTATGCGATGACCCCGAAGCCACCCAAGAAAAGATCGGATGAGATCAATGATGCGGTCAAAGCAATGAAGGTAAACCTATCTGCATTGTTCGATGGTGGAGATCCCTTCGAGGATGCACCCGCACCTGTACAAGAAACTGTACAAGAGGAAGCCGGAGACGAGGAGGAACCATTCTGATGACGGTTGGAACGATTAAGAAGGTTGTCTCTAAATATATGGGCGTAAGTCTGTATCAGTTAAACTCGCGATGCCGTTTAAAGCGGATCGCGTTAGCTCGGCAGATTGCGATGTTCTATAGCTATTGCGTGGGTAATACCCAACAGGAGGTTGGTAGGCGCTTCAAGCGTGACCACTCGAATGTCACCCATGCGGTACGGAAGATCAAGGAGTGGCGTGAATGCGATCCTGAAATCCGTGCGATGCTGGAAGGTATCGAGGACGAGTACCCTGTCTTAAAGAAGGAGTCAGTAGTATGTTAGTTACAGACATACCGAACAATCAATACCACGGGTCGGACGAGTTATCTCGTTCGACCGCGTGGTCCCTTCTGAAAGAATGTCCGCAAAAGGTTAAGTATAACCGTGAGAATCCAGGTGAACCCACACCAGCCTTAATTCTAGGTGATGCGTTTCATTATGCTACACTTGAACCCGCGAGATTCGAGACGGATTTCGATATTAAGCCTGAGCAGATTGACGGGAAGTCTCCGCTAACTAATCACTACAAGGAAATCTTCGCAGAGATGCAAGATGAGGAACCCCATGTGACTTGGTTAACTCGATCTGATTATCAGATGGTTTCCGAGATGGCGGCCTCGGCGTTGGAACATCCGATCCTCAAGGAACATTTGAGCAGAACGGAAACGGTTATTGAGGGTACGGGTTACTTCGAGTGCGAGGGAGTAAAGTGCAAGGTTCGTCCTGACATTTATTCGCCCGGCGCGGGTGTGGTGATTGACTTAAAGAGTACGATGGATGCTAGTGAGCGTGGTTTTGCTAAGAGCGTAAGGCAGTATGGATACCATTTCCAAGTAGCGTGGTACTTAGAGGGATTAAAGTTAGCGGGTGAGAAGCCTAATACTTTTATCTTCCTAGCGGTTGAGAAGAAAGCACCCTATGTGACTGCCGCCTACAAGGTAAGTACTGCCGAGATCGAGAGGCAAACCTACGAAATGTACAAGGCTTGTAAGCTTTGGAAGCGATGTGTCGATAGTGGAGTCTATCCAGGTTATTCGGACGAGGTCACACAGGTGGATACCGAATTCAAGATTAACATAAAGAGTAATCGCTTAACGATAAAAGGCTGTGCTGAACACTTTGGTGTTAGTCGTAACTTCATCTATTCGATTCTCAATTCGTACAAGGTGGATTGTCAGTTCGTAGGGAACAGACGGATGTACGAAATCTCGGATATGGCTAAGGCCATGAAGCAATACAACACAAAGAGGGTTAAAGAACATAACGAAAAAATAAAGAAAAGGAGATTGGCAAAGAATGAACATTGAAAGAATGGAAAAAGCGTTGGCGAACTCGGCGGATGCGTTGGGTAAGATTAAAGGTGGAGATGATAATTTGGTCCATGCTGTGCATGTACTACAATGTGTGTGCGTGCAGATGGTGGCACATTTAAAGGGTGAGAACCTGGACTGCGTGGCTAACCCTGATGTGTGCATACACTTCGAGGAAGATTGTTGCCAAGGAGGTGAGGAATGAAACTTACCATAGGCATAGACCCCGGAAAGAGTGGGGGCTATGCCATCGCTTGGGGCAAAGGGCAGATTGATCTGCATAACTTAGGTGAGGACTTTGAGTTCGTTGAACACTTACAGGACTTAAAGGACCATCCCGATGTTACTAGTATCGAGGCAGTAGTTGAGCTAGTTCCGCCCTTTGCTGGTAGGAATATACCTAGCTCGGTGGGATTCAAACTTGGTAAATCATGTGGGTTCCTGGAGGGTTGCCTCCGTGCTTTGGGGATACCGTTTACCTTGGTCCGTCCACAGGAATGGCAGAAAGGACTTGGTGGCCTCAAAGGATTATCAGGAGATAAACGGAAAAGGGTACTAGCAAACCACGCTAAACAGTTCTTTCCTGATGCAAAAGTAACCCTCAAAACAGCAGATGCGATACTCATATTGAGGCATCATTTAGCACAATGAGACTACCTGATATGTTGATCTATGGGTTATGTTTTGTGGCATCCATAGTGGGCTTTTTATGGCTCTTAGTTGCGGTCGTTTGTGCCATGTTTGGAGGACACACATGAACGAAAAAGACATCGAAAAAGTAGAGCTTAGACTCAAGATTCCTAAGTGGATTAGTGATACTTTGAAAGAGTATTGTGATACTTTTGGGACTAATGCCGTTTCCACCATTACTCCACTGCTGGTGGAGTATTTGGGGCATCCCTCGCGCATGCACGAAGTAGTCGTTAATTATAAATTAACTCCTAACTATAGTCGGGTTTCCACAAAACGAGAATCGACACCCCCGAAATCCAAGAAGAAAAAAACGAAGCATCCATTGCCCGAAGATTTCGATCCACCCCGTGAGATTTCTGAGGCGGCTGGACTCGACCACGATCGGGCGGTATCTGCGTTCAAAGATTGGGCGGTATCCAAGGGACATACCTATGCTGATTGGAACGCGACTTATCGGAATGCTTGTCGGTCTTGGTTGGCGGATAAGTTTCCAGGTGCAAGGAATACAACCTCGATCATCGAGAAAGTCATCTGATGGATTTCCACATAGCAGAAAAGGCAGTAATCTCAGCCTGTCTTCGCGATGAATCGGGTAGCTCGGCATCGAAAGCGATTGAGCAATTAGTCTCCGAGGATTTCGTAACCCCGGTACATACGAGAATATTCGATCTAATCATTGAACATTCTCCAATGAATGAAATCGATGTTGCGATTCACTCGCCCGCAGATTCATCCGATGCGATAGAAATCGCAAACTCCTATGGTGGTGGTTCTATTGATCGATACATCGACATCCTCGTGGAAGCACGGAACCTCAGAAGCGTGGACCGTGCAATCATGGAAGCACAGGACGAAGTCAAACGAGGAAAGAGTGCGGAGGAAATCGCTGGAGGATTCAATACGAGAGTAGCCAAGGCGTTAGTCAAAGGGCGCGGACAAGTGAGGGTAGGGACTGCGGCTAACGAAGCCTATGCAGAATTTCTCAACATCGATGCTGGAGATTCGTCAGCAGTAAGTACGGGATTCAATAAGCTCGACCTCATCCTTGGCGGTGGATTCCGTCCAGGTGCGCTTTATGTTATGGCGGCTCGTCCGGGAGTAGGGAAGTCAGCCTTCGCGGTTCAGCTTTCTCATAGAATCGCAAAGCATGGACTGAGGGTAGCGTATGCATCCCTCGAAATGGGAGCCGCAGAATGTAGTGGACGATTACTCTCGCACGATAGTGGCGTTGCCCGCCCAAGGCAGAAGGGTGATCTCACAAATGAAGATAGGAAGAAGCTCGAAGAATCAAAGAATCGAATGCGAGGATGGCCAATTACCTTCAAGGATGATTCCTCTGCTACGGTGGATTCGTTCCGTGCG